GAAGTTGATCCCAATATAGGATACCATTGTAAGAATCTGTCGCTGTATAAAAACTTTGACTTTTCCAATTGGAGTTTTGTCAATGATAAACAGGATTGTTTTGGAGAGTTTGCACTAGACGACATACGCAACAGAGACGATGCTCATCCCAGTCCTGATACTCATCGACGTTTTGCTACTGAAATTTTATTACCCAGAGTTCAGCAAATTCATGTGTAGTGCTACCAAGGCCGCGTAGGAAACTGCGTGGCTTTTCTTAAATGTGTAGCCCTTTGATTCATCTCCGTCCCATACTGTGGCAAACACCTCCGTCCAGGGTCGTGTTTGCAAATGTGCCTTGCCCGGACGAATGATCGAAATAAAAGCAGCCATCCTGGGTATTGAATCTGGTTTCATTACCCGTAGTAAATCTGTGTAGTTACCCACGTGTGCCAGTTGGCCGGCCCAGGCATGATCTGTCCACAGTCTTTCCCAAGGTGGGGTGGCTGACAGCATTTGTTCATAGTGTGCGGGATCCTTAATCAACTGATACACACTCATGTTCAAAAAGTCCAGTTTAAAGTATCCACGAGATTCAGCAGTTTCTGCATCCAGGGCCGCACAGCCTGCAACAGGATCTCGTGGTATGTCTGTTACATATATTCCTGAGTTGTGCCGGCGACCATTGCTTTGTCGTGCAGGTGTGTGCCGAATCAGTTTCAGCACTGTTTCTCTGTCAGCAAAGTCAATGTCAATGTCTGCGCTCATTATAATTCTCTAGTAAAAAATTAGCAAAGTCACTGTGAGCCGCTTCACCGTGGTGACCGTGTATGCCCCATTTATCAAAATCAAATGGTCTGTGTCCTTTGTCTAAACAATATTGTGTAAACGAAAATGTATTCAGGTGCAAAATCTTATCATCTGCAAACACAGTTGATGCAAAATCTTTTATAAAAATATCAGAATAATCCAATGGCTTGTATGTTAGATTGTTACCGGCAAATATAGTATAGTCACAGTTGTTGTTTTTTAACCAAGCCGCTAGTAGTACCAACTCCATTAACAAGTTGGTTTGCGTTGCTTCATCATTGTACACACGATACCATTGATCAATGTATCCAGCCGCCAAGTGTTTTTTATTGTCTAGTCCGTGAACTTGAAAACTTTCAAAGTGCCCGTCTGTATCTGTAGGCCCTGGCTTCTTGAGAGAATTCCACCATTCGTGTCTAATCAATGATCCAAGGCATATCACACACAAAATAGATTCTGTAGTTTCTTGACGTAATTTTATTATGTCACGTACAGTATTTCTAAAAATACGCTGGTTACAACTGCCAGACAATCCTGCGTTTATAACTTTTGCGTTTAATGACTGTGCTAAGAAATCTGAATACCGTAAACCTGTACTCATGACTCCGTAACTATCACTATTGCAATATAATATCATGCAGTATCCACCAATGCCGCTACAATGCGTACTTGCTCTTTGGCTTGTGCCACTGCTTGTAATGCATCTGCCACAGCGGGGTGTTTGGCCGCAAGTTCTTTAATTCGTGCTTCTTCTGACATCTTCATTCTTGCCCAGTTTAGAATCAACTGTACGTCGCCGTTGAGTTCAACCGTGGGAAATGATGTGCCCATGCTCAACCAGGTCATACCATCATACACTTCGATACACTGTGCTGAACCATTGTAACGCATTTGACCAACCAAGGTATTGCTGTTTGATGTAGAATTGTTATAGAAACTAGGCCAGGTCGAATAACCGTTTTGAATAGAGAGTCCTGCTCCTGCATTTATAGTTTTGATCATGTTACCATCCTGCCCGGTTCAATATATCTTTCACATACTCTTGATCTGCCGGGTAGTTTGAGAACTTCTTTTGCCAAGCATCCGAGTCAATATAGGGCCATATCATGGCCACTTGTTCTGTTGTGAGTTCACTCAAGAACTTTTGTCCTGATTCCGAATTGTAAATTACCCAGGGTGAGATACGTCCGGCTGTGACAGCATAACATAAACTGTTGGTGTTGCCATAGCGCATCCAGTCATGTGGGGGGTTGCCTGTTTCTTCTGCGCAACGTATACTGTGTTCTATCGCACGGGCCAGGGCATCATCCACCGCTTCCACACGCAGATATTCTATTAGATACTCTGTGTACACATTGTCACCGCACCAATTATCAATCTTCTTCTGTGCTTTTAGCAGCCAGGCCATGAAACGTGGGGGCGCAATCACATGGGTGTTTACACAATAGTTACCAAACTTAACAAATGCTCTGTAGTAAGGTGAGTCACAAAAGTCATCGTGTGTTTTGTTCCGGGCTGAGCCTTGCATGGTTTCGTAAAACCGGATGTAGGCCTGGAAACCCATGCGTACACCTGCTTCGTCCCGAGCCAAGCGTCTGCGCTTGGGCTCACAAGAATGCACCAATAGTGAAGTTTCTTTCATGAATGTTTTCTTGCAATACTCACACGTGAATGTCATTTTTTCTCATTACCGGCGGCTCTATTGTATGCGTCTATTTCTTTTTGTGTTGTGATTTGTGCCATTACGTCAATCTCGTCGTCTTTATACGTTGGGTACATGGCCATGAGTGCTCGGCGTTTGGCACTTAGTCCTGCTTCTTTTTTCCGGGGAGCAATCCAGGGATGTCTTGGTGTGCCTAGGTCGGGACTCACCGTTGTGGCCATGAGCCATTGCAGTCGTGGATGCCGACTCACATTGAAGAAGTGCTTGTTCAATCGCTCGTTGCAACTGATAACATAAAACTCTTGCAGTTCTCTTGAGCCTTCTACTGAGGAGCCCCAACGTATCATGAGATAGTTTGAAAACTTTTTCCGCTCTTCTGCTGTCAAGTCGTCATAGAATGATCTGACCTTGCGGTCAAACATACGCATCTCATTGGCAATGTTTAGTCGGTCGCTCATTTGGTTTTGGTTAGTCGATAGATCATTATAGCATGATCCAGTGCATCTTGTAAAGTAGGATTGGTCAGTGCTTCACGCCGAATTTCGCCCCACAGTTTGTTTTCTTGGATATGGGTATGTAAAGGTCTACCATCTGACGTTCTTGAGTCGCAGTCGATCCGGTGCCCTGTGATGGGATCGTATTCACGGTCGGACTCATATCCAACCACCTTTCGTGTACTAGGGTCGGTACCCGACTCTCGAGCATAAATTATACCATCAGCACGTTCGTAAATGAGAGTGGCTCCAGGTTTGAGAGTTCCCATTACCAAGCCTTATTGTAGTCCACAATCTCGCAGTTGCGACTAACGTCTTTCACAAAGTACACACAGTCAGGTTTGTCTTCATCTGTCAAGGGAACGGCCAACATTTGTCCATTCTTGAGTTTGGGCGCATACCAATTGACTTCGTGATACACATCCAAGATTTCAATATCCGGGAAGGAGGGTCTGTAACTGCTCAAGGGATTGAACTGAAATACTCGGAATCCTCGATCATTAATTGATGTCAAGGGCAACACTTCTAGATCACCAACGTCAGGTTCGCCAATCAAGATCTGCCAATCCATGGGCATCTTGAGTGTTGCCGAACCTATGCGCAATACCAAGGCTGGTGCATTAAATGACTCTAAAAAGATCAAGGGAATAAAATGATAATCTGGGTCTGCTGGATTTGAATTGTCCAAGATAGCAAAACGCATGTCATCTACTTCTTCGGGCAGTTGATTTAGGTCGTAGTGTTTGTTGTTTAATGTTAGTATTCGCATTGTGTTATGTTACAGGATTTGTTGTGCAAAGTCAAGCGATCTTCATCCATTCCAGTTTTTCTTGTGTAAAAGGGTAGTTGGCCTCGCGATAAAAAGTTTTGCGTTTGGTCAGGTGTCGCTTGGCAAACTTGCAGGTTGAGGTAATGTCCCAGATCTGTACATGATCTTTGTCTTCGGCTTTTCGGATGCCCCTACCAATACTTTGGATAACACGGACAAAACTTTTGCCGGGTTCGATAAGAACCAAATTAAAAATTCGCGGTATGTTGATTCCAACTGCGGCCACACCGTACGTGGCCACAATAATTTTGTCTGTTGCATCTGCCACTTGGTCATATTCATCTTGACGATCTTTTGCCTTGGTTGATCCTGACACAAACACCGCACCATCACCCAGGCGTTCTATCAATGCCTGTCCTGCAG